CGGGTCTGTATTAAAGATCCTGCGCCAAAGAACGCTTGTTCGTATCTCTATGCTAGATGTGAAAAGATATGGAGAGACATGGGCGGTGAACGGATAATCACTTACACATTGGTAACAGAACCGGGCAGTAGCTTACGAGCTGTCAACTGGCAGATAACAGGACAAACAAGACTACGAAAACCAACGAGCAATTGGAATACAAGAAACAAAAAGCACAGGGGATATACAGAAAACAGGAGAGATCAGAAAGCGTACCAATTTAAAAAGAATCGGTGGGAAAAAATTCTAGTCGAAGAACCATTTAGGATCTTCTACAATAGGTCCGAGGATCTTGCGTAGTGAATCTCTTCCTTCTTCACAAATAGTCAACCATTCTTCTACTGTGTAGCTTCGGTTATACTTCGGATTCCAAAACTCAACAGACAGATGATGACATTTAAAACACCTGGAGATTCTACTCACAGGACTATCAGGCAATTTAATACTCATATGCAGCCTTTGTTCGGCGGCATTATATTAAAACGGAGGCTCTCCGTCAAACTTTATTGTAGGATTACTTGCGATAAATTTTGTAGTTTTTAAATCCTTCTGGATCAAGTGGCGGTCCATAATAGAATGAGGTTGTCTCATCTGTTGTGCCATCTGACCATGTTTGATGATAGTATTCATCATCCTGGATTTCGCCCTCCGAGTTACATACTTTGCATTGGTGTATGGATTCTTCTGCTTCAAACTTCAGCCTTATGTAACCGTTGCCCTTGCAGCTCGAACATATAATCTTGTCCATATCTACTTCTTACAATAGATTCAATACGATGTAAACGCATTCGAACTGCCATTTCTTTTGTAGTTCGTGGATCACGAAGAGCTACTTTATTAATCTTAAGCCACTCATTTGATAATCGTTTCTTTAAATTATTCTTTGCCATTTAATTCTTTTTTTACTACTGGCTTTTGTTTCTTCCACTCTTCATCAACCAACATAGAGATGACAGCTCCAATTGATCTATGAGAATGATTGGCAATAATCTTTGCCTTGTTATATGTATCCATTTTTGTGGCTACAGATTTATATTTGCTAGTGTCCATTAGTTTTCCTTTCTCTTTTTTGCAGGTTCGATAACCCACTTCTTGATTTCTTCACCCATAACGGCGCTTGCAATATCAATTTTGTCACGAAGACTGTGAACTATTTTCTCATCTATCGTGCCCTCTGCAATCATGTCGATGTATAACACCTTATCGTTCTGACCAATACGATGCGCCCTATCTTCTGATTGCATTCTTTTTTCTAAATCATACGTGTTGGAATAATATACAACAGTGTTAGCTGCAGTAAGTGTTAACCCATAACCTCCTGTTGATGGATTACCAACAAAGTATTTTAGTTTAGAATTCTTATCTTGAAATCTATCTACAATATCCTGGCGATCTTTATCTTTTGTATCACCGTAATATGTAGCGACAGTTTCTGATCCAAACTTATCAGATAAAGTTTTCTGAATGTTTTGAATATCAAATCTGTAGTTAGCCCAGATGATAACTTTGCCATCTGTCTCTTCAAGTATATTTAGTAATTCATTCATACGATTACTTTTTATTTCTTTTGTTTCACCATCATCAAACGTCATGTGTCCGCAACTTATCTGATGTAAACGAATTAACGCTGATAGTGTTGATAGACTTGTCATTGTCTTACCCTCCATCGATGTAACATTGAATCGTCTCATCTCTTCATACGCTTGCACTTGTTCTGATGTTAAACTAATATATCTTTTTGTATAAATTTTTTCTGGTAGATCCAAGCAGTCCTCCTTTAACACTCTATAAGAATGTTGATCTATGATTGTATTTAATTCTGGTAGCCTTTGAAATCCAACGACTAATTGCGTGGCACGTGCACCAAAATTCCTACGCACTAACACAGCATACCTAGATCTAAACGCCCAATAGTTTTGACGTAAAATATCTTTACTCAAAAACTCCATCTGTGAATACACATCAAGTGGATTCTTGGTGACAGGAGATCCTGTCATGATCCGTTTAAACGTAGCTAAGTTACTGAGTTTTAAGACATTTTTGGTTCTTTGAGCTGTATGTGTTTTGATCGTTGTTGATTCATCGATCGCCATCAATGTGTTAGAACTGTGTAAAAATTGTGTAGCGTATGTAGTTCCTTTAACCGTGCTTAGTGCTTCGATATTCATTAATAATATTCGAAGCTTACCGTTTGGTTGTAAGATATCCCCAAGTTTTTTCTTATCATCTTTATTCATTTCACTTGGTGCTCTCCATGCAGCCACTACATATGGTACATCATCAGATAAGTGTGTGGGTATCTCACCTCTTTCCCAGTTACGATATACACCTTTTGGTGCTATGATAAGAGCTGCACCTATCTTACCACTAAGATAGTATCCAGCCATTTCGTCAATTAAAACCTTGGATTTTCCTGTGCCCATCTCCATAAAGTAAGCAAAGTATTTTCTATTCCAGGCACTACGAAGTGCTTTCAATTGATGATCGTATGGTTTTGTTTTAAAATTAAATTCACTCATCTTTTTTTATATTTATAGTTGACTATGAGATAAATTGCAAGTATAAAATAAAAAATTGTGGGAGAAATAACATGACTGATATATTAAAACAATTTGAACAAACAAGTAACAAAGCTTTTAATGAGATAGATGATGAAGCTCTTGGTCAATTAGGATCAGAGTTAGATCGTATGCGTTCTGTACAAGAACAAATAAAACTAACAGAATTAAAAGTTAAAAATTTAAAAGATGAAGAACAAACTTTAGCAGATAGTATAACGGATTTATTACAATCAAAAGGTTTATCAGAATTAAAATTAACTGATGGATCTACGGTTACTACAAAAGAAAAATTGTATTGCAGCATAACAGAAGAAAACAAAGAAGCTGCACACAATTGGGTGCGTAACCAAGGTGATGGTGATATAATAGCAAACGTTGTTAGTGTGGATTTTAAAAAAGGTGAAGACGACCAGGCTTTAGAATTCAAACAACAAATAGAGAATTTGGGATTGATCCCAAATGAATCATCAAAAATTCATGGTTCAACATTGCGTTCTTATTTAGTATCAAAGGATGCACAGGGCGTGGATTATGATGATAAGTTGTTTAGTGTCAGGAGACTTAATAAAGTAACCATTAAACAATCGTAACATGAAAAATGAGGTATGACTTATGAATAATAAAGTAGTAAAAAAAGGCAACGGCAATGGTGCTCTTGCTATAATGAAATCATTTGAGGATGTCCCAACTGGTTTCGAAGATATGGGATCTGAAGACTTGCAGCTTCCAAGACTTAAGCTGTTACAAGCTATGTCTCCAGAAATAGAGAATGATGATAACCTAAAAGCAGGTAAGATTTATAACTCTGTAACTGGTGATGCATGGAAGAGTGAAGAGGGTGTTAAGGTAATACCGTGTGTGTACCATAAAACTTTTGTTGAGTGGGCACCACTTGGTAGTGGAACGAAAGGTCCAGTGGCCGTGCACCAAGACAGATCTGTCATGGATAACACAATGCGTGGAGAAGATAATAAATATTACACGAATGATAACTCTGGTAATTACATAGAAGAGACAGCTAATTACTTTGTATTAATCGTGGGGGAAAAAGGAGAAACTAGTCAAGCAGTCATCTCAATGAAATCATCGCAGCTAACACCAAGTAGAAATTGGAATAGTAAGATGAAGAACTTGAAGATTAAAAATTCTAGTGGAATTTATTTTACTCCGCCAATGTGGTCTCATGCTTACTTATTAAAAACAGAGAAAAAGAAAGTCGGTGATAAGACATGGTATGTTTGGAAGATTGAGGTAGATGAAATGCTATCATCTGAACAACATGTTACAGAAGCGTCTAGCTTTTCTGATGAAATGGGTAAAGCTAAAGATAAATTGGTGCCAGAACAAGACGAAACAAAGTCTGCTGAAGTACCATTCTAATCCATGGGGGGCAGCGATGCCCCCTCTTTTTTTGCTGTCTCGTGAATATAGAAAAATTTAAAAAAATATTTGAAGGTTTGAACCGTGCGTATGGAGAATACACACCTGGTGATACCAAGAATGGAAAGGTTGGTGGCAGTGCAGTTACTAAAAGAGATTTTGTATCAGATGCACTATGGAAAAATCATCTTGAGGGTAAGGCGCCGAGTCTTGGAATTGTCCCCATTAGAGATGATAGCAGTTGTACTTGGGGTTGTATTGATATTGATACTTATCCTCTAGATCACAAATCCATATTAAATAGAATTAAAAAATTTAAGTTAAAGATAACGATGTGCCGTTCCAAAAGTGGAGGGGCGCATTTGTTTTTATTCTTCGATAAACCAATTGAAGCAAAAGATGTAAGAAATAAATTAACAGAGATGAGTGCAGCTCTTGGTTATGGATCGTCAGAAATATTTCCAAAGCAAGTTAAATTAAATGCAGAACGAGGAGACACTGGTTCATTCTTAAACTTACCATACTTTAATGCAGAAAATACAATGCGGTATGCATTCAAAGAAAATGGAGAAGCTGCAACACTAGAAGAATTTTTTGAGCTGTATGAAAAAAATAAAATAACGAAAGAAGAATTTTATAAAATAGAAATTAGTCCTACTGATTCTGAAATGTCAGATGGTCCACCATGTCTAGAAATATTAATGACAGATGGTATTGAAGAGGGCGGTCGTGATAATGTTTTGTATCACTATGCTGTGTATGCAAAAAAGAAATGGCCCGATGAATGGCAAGACAAAATTGGTGAGTTCAATAATAAATACATGCGTAAGCCTTTGTCTTACACACAAGTAGAAAAAACAATTAAGCAACACACAAAAACAGATTACAATTATAAATGTAAAGACCAACCAATGTGTGCATTTTGTAATGCACCTGCATGTCGTCAACGACAGTTCGGTATTGGTGGTAGTTACGAACATAAGTTTAGTGATTTAAAAAAATATCAATCAGAGAATTCTATTTGGTATTTAAACGTAGATGGACATACAGTAGTCGTAACAACAAAACAATTGTATAATCAAAATGAATTTGTCCTCGCATGTTTTGATCAAACAAATATTATTTTAAATGAAATACCAAAACAAGAATGGAAAAGAAAAATACAAGAGCTGGCAGACGCCGTTGAAGTTATTGAGATGGGTGAAGATGTAACACTACATGGTAGATTTGATCAGCATTTATTTTCTTTTGTTAATGATCAAGGAAGAGCTGAACATGTTGATGAATTAAATTATGGTAAAGCATTTGAAGAAGACAACTATGTGTATTTCAAAATGGAGTTCTTGATCTCTTATTTAGAAAAGCAACGGTTCAAAGGTTTTGAAGCAACAAGGATTGCAGCTAGATTAAATGATCTTGGAGCAGAGAATACTAGGAAGTATATTGAAAAAGTTCAATCAAGAGTTTGGAAAATGAAATCAGATTGGTTTAAGAAAAGAGATAGTGAATTACCTCTTCCAGAAAAAAAATTGGAAACAGAAGAGGAGATACCATTTTAATTGACATCATGTGGGATATATCTTATATATAATTTATGAAACTAAAACACTTAGATTTATTTAGTGGCATCGGTGGCTTCAGTCTTGGACTTGAAGCCACTGGTGGTTTTGAGACAGTTGCGTTTTGTGATATCGATCAATATCCAAGACAAGTGCTGCAAAAACATTGGCCACATGTTAAACAATACGAAGATATAAAGGAACTTAATTATGAAAAACTCAAAGCAGATGGACTTCTTCCCATCGACATCATCACTGGAGGATACCCTTGCCAACCTTTCTCCGTCGCAGGTAGAAAAAAAGGTGAAGATGATCCGAGACACCTCTGGCCAGAGTATTTTAGACTTGTCAAAGAATGTAGGCCAACTTGGGTTATTGGAGAAAATGTTAGTGGACACATTAAACTCGGTCTCGACACCGTTATCTCGGACTTGGAAAGTGAAGACTACGCCGTTAGGCCGTTTAGTATTTCAGCTTCGAGCATCGGCGCCAACCACCAAAGAGAAAGAGTCTGGATTGTGGCGAACTCCAGACGCCCACGGGGGCCGTGGTCCGAGCTCCGAGAAGAGAATGAAAATGAAACTCGAAAAGAAAATGCCAATCAGTTTGAACGATCAAGTAGCACACCCTCATCTAGTGCCAACACCAACGGCAAGGGATCACAAAGATACGGGAGTGAATATGAACTACGAGAAAGCCAAGAAGAAAGGGAGACTAGCTGGTCACGCTGGTGGGAGTCTGAACCCGACGTGGGTAGAGTGGCTTATGGGATACCCAAGCGGGTGGACAGACTTAAATCATTAGGCAATAGTTTGGTACCACAGATACCTTACTACATAGGAAAAACAATCTTGGAGGTGATGAATGGAAAAACTAATTAAAGAAACTTTAGGTATAGCTGCACAACTAGTATCTAAAGCAGAAAACAAATCAGCAAAGTTAACAAAGAGAATGTTAGTTAATGATTTGAAGATGATAAAATTAAATTTAATGATGATACAAGATGATATTACAAGACAAGCACAGCAAAAAGATTAATATAATATTTGGTCCACCTGGTACAGGTAAGACAACACATCTATTAAATATCGTTGAAAAAGAATTACAACAAGGAACACCACCAGATAGAATAGGGTACTTTGCTTTTACAAACAAAGCTGCAGATGAAGCTATGGCAAGAGCAATAGTTAAATTTGGTTTAGATAAAAAAGATTTAAAATATTTTAGAACATTGCACAGTATGGCATTTAAATTTTTAGGATTAAAAAATGCAGATGTCATGGGTGATAAAGATTACAAAGAGTTGTCTGATTACTTACAAGTAAATATAATTAATCCAAATAAAACAGTAAAAGATTTAGGAATATCACAACCACAAGATCCTTATTTAAAAATAATTGATACAGCAAAAGTTAAAAACATTTCCTTGTCTGCAGCTTTTTTACAAAGCGATGAACACATACGAGGAGGGTTTGAGTTTTTAAGTTACATTGATAGAGGCATAGAGGATTTTAAAAAAAGAAAAAATGTATTGAACTTTACAGATATGATTCTAAAATTTAATGAAAGAAAAGATGCGCCAAAGTTAGATGTGGCAATCATTGATGAAGCACAGGATTTAAGTTTCATACAATGGCAAATGGTTGAATTAATAATTAGAAACTGTGATCGTGCTTACATTGCAGGAGATGATGACCAAGCTATATTTGATTGGGCTGGAGCTGACACAAAAAGACTTGGACTAATTGGTGGAGAAAGAACTGTATTGAATCAATCATATAGGATTCCAAGATCAATTCACAAACTTGCAAATAATTTAATAACAAAAGTAAGAGATAGAGTTCCAAAAGATTGGCAGCCAAAAGATAGAGAAGGTTTAGTAAAGTATCATCGTACTTGTTTTAATCCATCGATTGATTTGACAAATGGATCGTGGTTAATATTAGCAAGAACAAATTACATAGCAGAACAATTCATAGAAGATTTAAAATCAAAAGGATTTTTTTATGAATACAAAGGTAGATCTTCTGTTTCAGATAAAATGATGAATGCAATCAAAGGTTGGAAAAAAATACAACAAGATGAGCCAATTGAATTACCAATTGTAAAAGATATTTATCATTATATTTCAGGTAATAGTGGTATTGAAAGAGGGTTTAAAAATCTTGAGAATGCTAGTGATGAGGTTACATATGACTATGAATCGTTGGTCGTGAAGCATGGTTTGAATGTCGATAAGAATACAGAATGGAACTTTGCGCTAGATAAAATACCAGCAGAACAAACACGATATATTAATTCTGCTATGGATAGAGACCAAGATTTTCACAAATCGAAAAATATAAAAATTTCTACAATACACGCATCGAAAGGTGGCGAAGCAGACAATGTTATGCTATTAAAGGACTTACCCACTAAGGTGGATAATAACATCAGCAAGGTAATTGATGATGAAAGGAGAGTGTTTTATGTGGGAGCTACGAGAGCAAAAAAATCTTTGCATCTTATATCATCAAAATCAAACAGAGAGTTTAAGGAGCTATAATGGTAAAAGTAGTTAAAGATCCAAACAAAAATAAGTTTAAAATAGGTAATCCTAAAGATGGAAAACATTATTGGTTGACTCCACCAGATTTATATAACCAGTTAAATAAGGAATTTAATTTTGATTTTGATCCTTGTCCTTATCCTTTACCAAAAGACTTTGATGGTCTTACGTGTGAGTGGGGAAAATCAAGTTATGTCAATCCTCCGTTTGGATCTATAATACATGAAGGAAAAAAGAAAGGAGCAACAGCTTGGGTAAGGAAAGCTTTAGCAGAGCATGAAAAAGGCAAGGATGTGGTATTTGTTTTTCCTGTAGATAAATGGATACTGATGATGTTAGAAGCTGGCGCAGAAGTTAGAAATTTAAAAGATGTTAAATGGTTGGCAACAGAAGATAATAGTCAAGGAAAAGGATTAGGTAGGCACATAGCCTGCTTTATTTTAAAAAATGATCTGTAGTAATATTTTAAAACAAGCAAAAGAATTAGTTGAGGGGGATCGTCAAGATGAATACGGCGATAAACTTAAAAACCACAAGAACATCGCTGCATTGTGGAGTACATTCCTCCAAAAGAATATATCAGCACATGATGTGGCGATGTGCATGGCTTTAGTTAAAATAGCTAGACTGATGCATGCACATAAAAAAGACAGTTACATTGATTTAGCTGCCTATGCCTCGATTGCGGGGGAAATAAATGAAAGAGATAAATGAATCAGCCATCTCTTTTTCAACCACCTAGTGAGTGGATACCACCTGAAAGCGTACCAAATCTTTCTGATGCAAAAGAAATTGCAATAGATTTAGAAACAAAAGATGATGGATTAAATACTGGCACTGGACCAGGGTGGGCTACTAAAAAAGGAAGAGTTATTGGTGTAGCGTTGGCCGTGGATGGTTGGCAAGGATATTATCCTATCGCACATGAAGGTGGTGGTAATTTTGATGAAAAAGTTTTTAAGCGACAATTAAAAGAAATATTAGAGCTTCCTTGTGATAAAATATTTCACAATGCATCTTACGATGTTGGATGGTTAGATGCCATGGGTTTAAAAGTTCACGGTAAAATAATAGATACATTGATTGCAGCACCATTAATTAATGAGAACAGATTAAATTATACTCTAAGAGATTTATCAAAAGAGTATGTAGGTGAAACAAAATCAGAAGCTTTATTATACGAAGCTGCAGAGTCTTGGGGTGTTAATGCAAAAAGTGAAATGTGGAAACTACCAGCGATGTATGTTGGCCCGTATGCAGAGCAAGATGCTGCCGTTACATTAAAACTTTGGCACGTGTTACGAAGAGAAATAACATCACAAAATTTAAATAATATATTTAATTTAGAGTCAGAGCTGTTTCATGTTTTGTTTGCTATGAAAAAGAAAGGTGTGAGAATAGATCTTGAAAAAGCGGATAGAATAAAAAAAGATTTTGAAAAGATAGAAAAAGGAATACTAGATGAGTTATATAAGACATGTGGTTTTGCTGTTGAAATATTAGCACCAACATCAATTGCAAAAGCTTTTGATAAACTTAAAATAAAATACAACAAAACACCAACAGGATTACCAAGCTTTGATAAAAATTTTTTAGCAACACATCCTCACAAGTTTGCTAAAAATATAGTAAAAGCTAGGGAGTTTAACAAAGCCAGAACTACATTTATAGATTCAATATTAAAGCATACACATAAAGGACGTATACATGCTGATATAAATCAATTGAGATCCGAAACTGGTGGTACCATATCAGGACGAATGAGCATGCAGAATCCTAATTTACAGCAGATACCCGCAAGAAATGCCGAGATTGGTCCTAAAATAAGACAATTATTTATACCAGATGAGGGTGAAAAGTGGGGATGCTTTGATTATTCACAGCAAGAACCACGTCTTTTAGTGCATTATGCTGCAATAATTAGTGAAAATCAGGAGAAAAAAGGACAACCATCTCTTAGAGGAGTCAAGACTTTGGTTGATGGATACACAAACGGTGATATAGATTTCCATCAAACAGTCGCAGACATGGCTGATATCGACCGAAAACAGGCTAAGACAATCAATTTAGGCATGATGTATGGAATGGGTAAGGGAAAATTAATGAGTGAACTAGGACTAGGAGAAGAGGAAATAACAGATGTTTTTAATAATTATCATTCTACTGTTCCTTTTGTTAAGGAATTAACAGAACTAAGTATGGCTAGAGCTGCAAAACATGGCTCTATTAACACATTATTACTAAGAAAATGTAGGTTTGATAAGTGGGAACCCAATGCTTGGGGTTTTCATAAGCCATTATCAAAAAAAGAAGCTGAGATGGAGTGGGGATTTGGGCACAAAATTAGACGTGCTTTTACATACAGAGCTTTGAATAGATTAATTCAAGGTTCTGCTGCCGACCAAACGAAGAAAGCAATGATAGATGTATTTAAGGAGGGTATTACGCCTTTAATCCAAGTACATGATGAGTTGGATATTTCTTTTTCTACCGAAGAGGAGAAGAAAAAGATAATAGAGATCATGGAAAACGCTGTGGAGTTGAGGATACCATCCAAGGTAGATTGTGAAGTTGGTTCTTCGTGGGGTGAGATTGGATAAGAAACATCAAAAAGGATTTTTAAATCATCTTAGAGCAATAGAGTGGCTGACAGCTCAAGAGTATTATGTCTTTGATAACATTAGTGGTCTTGGACCTTGTGACTTGATAGCGCTGGGAGAAGATGGTGAGGTTATTAAAATAGATGTCAAAAGCGAAAGCACCAGAAAGACAGGAAAATTTGCTGGATATAAAATTACAAGACAGGTTTCTGATTCACAAGAAAAAATGGGTGTCAAATTACTCATGGTAAGTGAAACAGGAAAATGCTACTTCTATAAGGATGACTAAGATTTTTTTATTGGTGGTGAGCCTGTGGGGTTACAATGGTAGCGCTTGGGTTTACACTGGTAATCAAATGGTCTACCAAGAGAAGTTTGAAGATATTGAAGTATGTCAAGAGATGGGCAGAAAGTTTATGAAGTTTGATATGAATCAATACTTTACTTTTAAAGTGCAATGTATTGAGGATGTGAGAAAAGATATTTAATCTAGTAGCTTATCTAATTTTTCGTTTATTTCTATAACTTGTATCTCAAT